GATCGATCCTCGAGAACTCTCTGACTAAGGCTGGTACGTACGCAGCAACCAAGGCCATGAAAACCGCCTTCGATAAGTCGTTCGATACTGGTAAGGAAGGGAAGTCCGCAGCCGAGACTCTTAAGAAGGCGGCGGAGAAGGCTAAGGAAGCCGCTGAGGCAGCTTCTGTCGTAGCCGAGGAGACCAAGAAGGAAGCCAAGTCTATCGGTGGTCCCGCTCTAAAGAAGGCTCCTGAACGCAAGCAGATCGAGAAGCCCAAGTCATTTAAGCAGACTAAGCCCTCGCCCAAGAAGAAGCGGTATCCTCGTAACCCGGGGAGCACTGCTAAGTAATGCTCTCGAACACCGCAGTACCAAAATACTACGGGCAGTTTCGTGATGCAGTCATCCGAGGCGAGATTCCAGTATGCGAAGAGATCTCATGTGAGATGAACCGGATTGATGCGCTTGTCGCCAATCCAGAATACTACTACGACGATCAAGCCGTAGAAGGATTCATCGCATACTGCGAGAACGAGCTTACTCTGTCCGACGGAGCCGACCTCCATCTTCTGGACAGCTTCAAGCTATGGGCCGAACAGCTCCTTGGATGGTACTACTTCGAGGATCGCCAGGTCTTCGTCCCGTATGAGGATGGAGTAGGCGGTCGCTATGAGACCAAAACCGTAAAGAAGCGCCTTACAATCAAGCAGTATCTGATCGTTGCTCGTGGAGCAGCGAAGTCGATGTATATGTCTCTAATCCAGAACTACTTCCTGGTGATCGACACTACCACGACGCATCAGATCGCTACGGCCCCTACTATGAAGCAGGCGGAAGAAGTGATGGGTCCATTCCGGACCGCCATCACCCGTGCAAGAGGTCCGCTGTACAAGTTCCTTACTGAGGGCTCGATTCAAAATACAACCGGCGCGAGGGCTAACCGCCAGAAGCTGGTTGCAACTAAGAAGGGTGTTGAGAACTTCTTGACCGGATCTCTTCTCGAGGTCCGCCCCATGTCTATCGACAAGCTTCAGGGTCTTCGGCCCAAGGTTTGTACGGTGGATGAGTGGCTTTCCGGCGACATCCGTGAGGACGTTGTTGGAGCCCTCGAACAGGGCGCCTCGAAGATCGATGATCCGGTCATTCTGGCCGTCTCATCCGAGGGAACCATCCGCAATGCGGTGGGCGACACCATGAAGATGGAGTTGCTCAAAATACTGAAGGGTGAATACATCGCCCCTCACATCTCAATCTTCTACTACCGCCTTGATGACATCAAGGAAGTAGCAGATCCTGCTATGTGGGTTAAAGCCCAGCCGAACATCGGCATCACTGTCTCTTATGATCGGTACCAGCAGGACGTCGATCGAATGGAGCAAGCTCCGGCCGCTCGAAACGACATCCTCGCCAAGAGGTTCGGGATCCCCATGGAGGGATACACGTACTTCTTCACATACGAGGAGACTATCCCGCACCGGAAGAACACGTTCTGGAACATGCAGTGCGCTATGGGCGCAGACTTGTCCCAGGGCGATGACTTCTGTGCATTCACCTTCCTATTCCCACTCAGGAATCAGGCTTTCGGCGTAAAGACGCTGGCATACATCTCTGAGCTCACACTCATGAAGCTGCCTGGT